CTTGCGGTCCGAGAACAACGGCATCCGTGGATCATTGTTTCGCATGAAGTGGTTGTCCACTGAGTCCATCTGAGCTTGCGCTTGCCGACCGTAATAATCGTCCCGTGAGCGTGCGAGTTCAGCGGGCATCTTGCAGAGCATGAGGCCACCAATTTCCACGTTCCCGGTCTTCTCGTTTCCGGCCAGCATCAGTTCAGGATGGTCAACCGCCTTCACCGGCTCCCAACCCTCGCGCATCTTTTTGGACACGTTGGTGGGGTCAGACTGTCCAAGGACGTGCGTCGCAACCCAGCGATACACATACCCCGGCTCAGGTGTCGGATCGGGCAGTGAACTCGAAGGTGTGTACACCATACGAGCAGATTTTTCGCGTGACTGCATGTCACGGGGGATACGGTTTTGAGTTTCAGCCATTTTGGTTCTCCAGTTTTGCCACTTGAGCAGCGTATTGCTGCGGGGTCAGGCCCAGCTTTTTCGCCAACGCAACTTGCGTTTGAGTCAGTCGAATTTTTCCGACACCCGTAGTACGAGTGGCGGGAGCCACGACCGTTGTGGGTTTCTTTTGAACCTCAACCGTCTTCGGCTTGTCTTCGTTCCCAAATAACTCGGGGAACTTCGACTTCATGCGACCATCGATCTGGTCGAAATACTCATCGGAGCGGGGATCAGTACCCCCGGTGACTAGCTTTTGATGCAGCCCTAGTGCGTAGCTGGTGTATTCCTCAAACCCCGGTTGCCCGAACCACTGGTTTTTTGCCTGCCAGCGCAGGGATTTCTCGTCGGGTTGAACCTGAGTTTGCGGTTGTTGCTGAGTTTGTACCGGAATTTCCGTGGGCTGTAAAGCCTGCGGACGGAATCTTTTTGCTTCTTCGACTCGCCACTTGGCCGCAGCAAGCTCCTCCTGAGCCGCAATGATGGCGTCAGTATCAAACGCCTCCTGTGCAGCCTTGAGGTTTCGACGGGCAGTTTCCAGTTCTGTCTCAGCTTCCTTGCGGGCGCTTGAAACCAGAACCTCCTGGCCCTCGTTGTAACTCTTCTTCAGTCGGTTGTTCTCGTCGATCAACTGCTGTGCAAGACGCTCAAGCTCGGCTTTTTCCCGGGCTACAGCCTCTTTTTGACGGCGTTCGTCGTGACGTGCGTGGGTCAGTTCCTTGATCCGCGACTGCACGTTGGCCGAGTAAGACTCGATCTCTTCTTCGGTCGGGTCAGCGACCTCCCGCTCCAGAGGCTTACGGCCACGATCACGCTCGGGCGTGTCGTCTACGACCTCAATCTCGACGTCGGTTTCACCCGAAGTCTCGACTTTGACTTCGTTCTCCTGCTCGTCAGGGAACTTGTACTCTTCCTTGTCAATTGCCATCTTTCACTCCTTCAAGCGCGGGTGAGTCCGCGAGGGTCTTGCACAACAGCATCAACTTGGTCATCGTTGATGAGACGGAACTCCTTGCCGAAAATCTTGAACCGGGTACCCGAGTAGGTACGCACCAGCACGAAATCTCCGGGTTTACACCAAGCTCCCGTAGGGAAACGCTCGGGGTCTTTGTAGGCCGAGGGGCCTTGTTTGAGTACGAACAGCACCGTGGTGGCGTGTTCTTCCTGCTTCATGTACGTGTCGGCCTTGATCAGGCTGGAGTTCTCGAACGTGTCTGAAACGTCCGGCACGATGCACAGCAGTTTGTGGCCTGCAGGCTCGGGAAGGGCTGTGGCCTTCTCTTCAGGGGCGAGGTTCTCGTCCTGTTCGTCCTGGGGCTGAATGGTCTTGGGCAGGCTGATGCCTGGGGGGAGGATGATTCCCGCTTCACTCGTCTGCATCTTCGGCTTTCTTTGCAAGGTCAAGGATGTAACGCTCCGCCATCGCCAGACCTTGGATGACGCCGCAGAGCTTCTGGTATTCCTCAAAAGTGCGACACGAACCCCCCGCCAAGTCATCGGCGTAGTTGTTCATGTCGGTGCGTATTTGTTCGCGCAATACGCGTGCGAAGTCTTGGATCATTTAGTGGGCGTTTCCCTTCGTCGTTGTTGGGCCTCTTGCGCTTGGGCCTTTGCGATGTCGATGCCCATGCGGACACCTTCACGTTCTTGTTGCGCGACGAGCATCGCCTTGTCCTTTTCGATGTCAGCCTGCGTTTTCATAGCGCGAAGCTGCAGGTCGCCCTTGACCCGCTCTTGCTCAAGCTCTTGCTTGTCGGCCATCGCCGAGGCGTCGAGCATGATCTTCTGCGCCTTGAGCTTCAACTCTTCCTGACGCAGCGCCAGTTCTTGCTGCTGCATCTGGATCACCGGGTCTTGCGCTTGCTGCTGGGCCTGCATCATCGCGGCCTGCTGCTGGCTCTGAGCCACGACCTGATTCGCCGCCTGCGCCATCATGGTGGACAGCGCGATCTCCACCTGCGGCGGGAGCTTCTCGTCCTCGGGAGGCAGGGGCATGCCCAACTGCGCTTCGATCTGCTTACGCATCTTGAAGCCAATGTGCTCAGCGATGTGCGCTTGCAAGGCAGCAGCCAACTGCTGCGCCTGTGGGTTCTGTCCCAACTGCGCGGCAATCATCGGGTCTTGCATCATCATGTTGTGCACGGCGATGTGAGCGTCGTGGTCTTGGTGCAAGAACGCCTTGACGGGCTTGAGCTTGAGGATGTTCTGGTTCTCGGTGACCGGGTCGATGGGCTTCTGATCCTCCTCCAACGGGATGATCTTCTCGGCGTTCTTGATGCCCAGCACCTCCAGCATCCCCCGATGAAGCTCGGGCAGGTTGTAAATCTGCGGAGCCATCTGCGCCATCTGGATGGCGGCTTGGAACTGAACGACGCGCTGCGACAGCGTGGCAGCGTTGGGATCGCTGACGGGGATGACGTCAACGAGGTCGTAGTCGCTCTGCTTGGCACGCTTCGATCCGTACTCGGGATCGTAGGTGTAGTCCGGGTCCGTGTAGTCGCGGATCAGGTTCTTCAGGAGCTTGAACTCCTGCTTGAGCGAGAAGTGCGTACGGGCCTGGACAGCGGTGAGGACTTTGAGTTGGCGTTCGAGCAGGGCCAGGGTCGTACCCACGGGCGCCTGCGCCGACATGTCGGCCACCTTCATGTCTGCGGTGGCAGCGAAGCGGCGTCCCTCTTCAACAATATTCCCCAACAACTGGTACAGGACGCCGGACGGCTCCTTGTACGGCAGGGGCAGGATGCTGTCGCGGATGTTGCCACTAGCGACGTCCACGTCGCGGAACTCGCCCGGAGCGATGGGGGTGTCGTCACCCTTGATGCGCAGCCCTCGGCTCTTCAAACCTCCCGGCAAATTGCTCAGCGTACCCGCATCCACCAGTTGTCTCATCAGAGACGTTGCGGATTTAGCGAAACCGCCAATCAGGTGGAACAGACCGAAGCCATACGCCCCGAAGCCGGGGACGTACTGGTAGTGCACGAAGTGCTGGCGCTTGAGTTTGAGTGCGTCGTCTTCCTGCCAGTTCCGGCGGATCGCCAACACATCGTTCGTGCCCTTGATCATGGTCACGACGTACGGCAGCGCGATCTCGGAGTCTTCTCCTTCGCCGTATTTGTCTTGCTTGATGTTCAGGTCTACGTGGATTTCGTAGAGCGTGAAGCGGTCATCGTTGAGGTCGCGGAAGCCCGTCTCTTTGTCCTTGGCTTGCTGGATGTCGGTCTTGTTCTTGTCGGGCTCGCCAAGCTCGACGTCCCGATAGAAGCCCGCTTCCTGCAGCTTGATGATGTCGTTCTTGGTTTTCCGCATGACGTGCGTCAGGCGGTAGCAGGTGTCCATGTCGGTGGCGCCGTACGGCAGGATGATGTCCTCCGCAGGCACGAACATGCTGACTTGTCGGCCCAGGTTCGGGTCGTAATACACCTTCTTGAACGCCGAGCCGGTGGCGGGCAGCGACCAGAGCATGCGCTCGTGCTCAGGCCGGAACTCCTTCATGACCTCGGTCAACTCAAAGTTCATGTCGTCCTCGACGCGGACAGCGGCCTCTTTCACCTCGGGCGTGTCCTTGCCGATGATCTTGGTCTTCACCGGGCCCTGTGCGGGGAACGTCTCGGTGATCATCTCGGACTGGAACTTGACCACGGCCTCCGTGATCATCGGGTGGAACACGCCGCATGCGCCGTTCCACGGCTCTGTTCTTTCCTCGATCTGCAAGCCCAACAGCTTCAGGCCATCGACGTACGCCTTCTCCCACTCCTTGCGGGAGCCCACGTCTTGGGTAATGTCTGCGGACAGGTCGGAGCCGAGTCCTTCGATAAATGAAGCGTCAAGCTCCTCCGCTAGGTTCGCATCGAAGCCACCGCCCTCGGGCTCCTCCGGGGTGAGTGAGATTTCTAAACCATCGATGCCGATGTTGACCTCGTCCGGGTTGACGATCTCGATCTCCAACTCAGGCTCAGCCTGCGCCATCTCTTCCAGACCCACGGGCGCGCCGTACAGCGCCTTGTCGATGTTCGTTGCCATGTCTGGCCTTTCTTAAATCAGTTTGCGGTTACCCGCATTTTCGACGTAGCCGCCGTCCGCGAGGCCCAACAGTTTCTTCAGCTTGTCGGAGGTTCCGCCGCCTTCTTCTTTCTCAGGCACGCGGGTGTAGGGCGGGATGTCTCGGGGATCAAGCCGGGTTTGCCGCAAACCCGTCACAGCGTTGTACGCCTCGCGCACGTTCTTGTCCTTGAACATCGTTTTGCGAAGCTCAGGGTCTTTTGTCAGATCAACACCAAGCGCAGCTTCTGCC